AGACTGTCTACGAATGCGTCGCTACCTGCTAAGAACATACCACCAGTATTAACAATATTTGCAGTAGTGTTTATTACATTACTATAACTATTGAATAAACTTATAACATTAGCATCATCATATTGTATAGGCATTCCTGTCAATAATGAGCCATTACCTAAAAAGTAATTACCAGTTATATTTGCTGTTGTAACAATAGCAGTATTTGAACCACTTGCTAAAAAGGCCGCTACATTAGTGTTTCCATAAGCAGAAGTTGTGTCAGGTGGTGTATATGAAAACACACCTGTTCCGTTATTGTATACTAATGATCCGGCGCCGGTTGCACTATTTTGTGTAACACTTACTGCCGCTCTGCTTAAGGCATCTGCATAATATTTATTAGTTGTACCTTCTGTTAAATTGTCTGTAGTTAATGGGCCAAAATTAGCAATATTACCACTGCTACCTAATGATATAGTTGTACCATTAACTATAATATTAGCATTTGCTAAATCACTATTTTGTACAGGTGGTGCATCCTGTGTTACTAAAGATGTAAAATATTCGCTACCATCATTAAATATATTTAAAATACTGTAATGATTAGGATTAGTATCGAAATCTGTGTAATCATTTACAAAACTATAATTAGTCCAATTACTAGTAAATGTTGTGGTATCTAATATGTTACCACCTATACCACTTTGCGTAAAGATTGCAGTAATACTGCTACCATTACCAAAATTACTTAAAGTTAATCCTGTTACATTTGCACTTAATAAAACGTTTTGTATAGTTCCATTAGATACATCCAGTGTTATATTACCACCCAGGGTACCTGCATCGAATACATCTTCTACAAATCTTGCACTACTGGCTGTACCTACTACAATATTACTAGTAGTACTAGTAACATCTACTGTGGTGTTATTTAAGTCGACGGATATATTTGATTCTGTAACGGCGACGTTTATGTTTGCTAATGCCATTGAAGTCTCCTATGAAGTCGGTATTGCTGTGAATCCTGCGCCTAGCGTTGGGTCACCTATAACAACATCTGGCTCGTATCGCTCTATCACAGCCCATCTGTGGCTGTCTGTGGTAGGTGGTGTTACGTTTGTGTTTGTCCACCTGAAAGAAACTACTGTTATTGGTACATTTGTTCGAGCATCTGGTATAATATTACCTGTATATCTGTTTTTAGGTATAGTAAAGTTTACTGTACCTGCACTAGCATTTTGTACAACTATATTTGCACTTGTTATTTCAGAATTTGCATAACTACCTAACACATTACTGTTAGTAAAATTAGGCAACCCATCACTTACATTATATGTCATGCTATCAACAATTATTGTTTGCTGATCTGCCGCAAAAGTATATCCTGATATACTTGTACCGTAATTGTAAGTAAATGTTTGCTGGCTTGACGGAAAAAGTTCAATAACTTGTACGTTATCGGCTCCGCCTACGTATTTTTCGAATGATAAAAGTCTTCCACTCATGATGCTCGTCTCCTATTGGAACTTGCTATATGCGTGATCGCATATAACCTTAATTGTAGTACTATTTATCCTTTTTGACAAATTACTATGGATTTACTAATGTGCTGTTTAAATCGATGTTTGCAAGTATTCTGCCTTGTGCAATATAAGGATATTTTATAGTTATTCTGCCCGATGCCGCGGCATTCGGTGTTTGTGTACCACTGTTACTTGTGGCTCCTGCTCCTGTGTTAGGAACTGCATCGCTATAGTAACCTCCTCCTTGCAGAGTTCCGCCTGAAATACCTCCAGGACCGGCTTGATGAGGAAATATAGGTGATGGAAAATCAGAACTAATATATGCTCCTCCACCAACACCAACGTTTAAATTACCAGGAGTTGATAAATCACTAACAGTAAAATTACTTAGTGGATTAAGATCCCAATATACTACGGTTTGTGTAGTACCTGAGCCTGGGCCAGGTACTCCACCTGGTGCTAAAGACAGGTTGACTCCTTCACCCCCAATCATTGTATCGAATAAGCCACTATTAAAAGTGGCCATTGGGCAATCTCCACCGTCTGCGCCAACATGACTTACATTTGCGTCAGTACCATCAGACCATAATGGAGAATTATCAATTACACTACCGCCTTGACAAAATCCACCTTTACCTCCACCACCAGCACCATCACCGGCTTCGAAAGATCCAACTGGATTATTTGCATTAGGGGACACACCACCTCTTCCTCCACCTACTGCTTTTAGTTCTTGAGATGTTCCTGCAAATATTATTGTGTTACCTATACTAGATGTATTAGTTGTATATTGGCTTACATTACCACCTGATCCTACTGTCAAACTATAACTTGTGGCAGATAAATTGCTTAATGGTAACCGCTTAATACCTACTTGACCACCACCGCCTCCAAAACCACCACTCTGGGAGTAACCACCCTGAGCAGAATAAGTAATTATATTATGCCACCCTGCGCCACCGCCTCCACCTATACCTAATACTCTATAACTTACATCTGCATTTGATATAGATCTTTGCCCCCATTGGCTTGAACTACCAGTTGTTGGGCTTGAAAACAAATTAATCCATAAATTAGCATTTCCTACATAATTACCTGTATTTGTAATTGTAAACGTTTGAGTGCTAGTGTTGTTTGTAAAATCATGTATTCTGGCTTTTTGTATATACCTGGGATAAGGAAACACAGTACTTGTAGTTATTTTTTCTGTCGTAGTAATATTACCGCCTGTTGCAATAATAGGATCTATTTCAAAAATAAAAATATTACTGCTTTCTGCTAAACTATTGTTGCTTTGGTCTCTATCTACGTGAAAAGAAAATACTTTATTTCCATCGCTAGTTAAACTTTGACTTAGTTGTTTTGTAATTGTTGCATTACCATTTACTATGTTTAAATTTCCTGTTAAAGCATTGTCTGTAAAATCACTTGTTACAACATTTCCTGATTTACTTTCTATTCTGTAAAATGCATTGTATGTAATTGCTGGGTCTGTTGTTACTGTAATTGTAACATTTGTTGCATCAAAATCAGCCTGATTATCATATGTATTATCTAGACTATAAGAAACGTTAAATGTAGGTAAAATTCCAGGAACAGTACTACCTACATTGTATTTGTTGCTCTGAAAACCAAATCTATTATATCTCATACATTACTCCGGCTTAGTAGGCCATGTTACACTATCTTTATCAGATAAACTGCTGTAACTGGCTGGTAAATCTCTTAGTGTTTGTCTATATGTTTGCCATTCTGTTTTTTTACTGTCTGATAGTGGTGAATCTGCACCTTGCGTCCAATCACAACTCTTTAATCTGCCATCACGGTGTATTCTTAACCATATTTGTAAATTTTCTGCTTCTGGTATTACTGATTCTACTGCCAAAGTATCTAGATTTACTTTAAAATTGTCTACATCATTTGTAAAAACATCTAGACTACCCTGATCTGTATATGTTGCTAGTCTTTGTGATAGTAATTCGTCACTCATACGTCTAGATATAAGTATTTTACCTGTTGCTTTGTCATATATAGTTCTATACATTATCTTTCACCCTTTGTAACTCTCAGGAACTGATAACCCATGTTACTCATGCCTCTTGTAAATCCAGTAGCAGTACCTATAGTGCTATATCCCTGCATTGTTACAGTAGCATTAGCAGGATTCATATCACTTGCGGCTCCGCCTGATCCTGCAACTGTTAAATTCATTTTTTTAGATAGGCTAACAGGTGGTGCAACTGCATCATCTGGTAATCCTAAAAATTGCATACTTTGTGTTATACTTTGAGTATGTGTTGCTGTAGCATTTGCCCAAACAACATCTACATTTGCTCTCATACCAAAGTCATATGTTGCATTTACTAGCCCTGTAAGTTGTCCTACTGCTGTTAATTCATAGTCGCCTTGATTTGCACCTGATATATCATAAACTTCTGGAGTCATGACGTTGTTAAATGTTGTTCCTGATGACATGGCACTAAATCCAGGATTATCTGCTAACTGAGTACCTGCACCAAACGTTTTCATAGTGTCATTTACAATAACATTACCATATGTGCCTTGATTTAGTATAACATTACCATATGTACCATCAAACACACCTGGTATAACAATTGGCACTATAGGTATCAGAGGTATATCTATAGGCAACTGTGGTGCAGTATTTGTTACTGCTGGTTGTACATAAACATCTGCATTATACTCTAATAATGTCAATTGG